GCGATCTCGCACATAAGAGGCAAATGATGAAGAAAGTTGCTCTTTATGGCAGTTTGCTTGCGCTTTTCGGCGCAACGGCTGCTTTTGCTGCTGGCCAGTTTCCTGGCTATCCGCTTGCTACCTCGAGCCCAATCACGGGTAATGCTACGACCCTGCCGCTGACGGGTAATGAAACGATCCCAGCTGATACGAATTTGACGCAGAGTTATTCTGGTCTGACGGTTGGCAGCATTCAGCCACAGACCGAACTTATCCAGACCTCACAGCTTCGTGCGTATGTGCTTTCTGGTTCAAGCGTTTCGACGTATGTGTTGTCAACGCCTGTTACGATTGCGACGTTGCCTTCCTGCACGTCAGCACTTAACGGCGCTCGTTCTACGATCACGAATGGTGTTGCTTACAGCCTGACGCTTGCAGCTGCAGGTGCTACCGGCACGGCAGTTGGTTCTTCGACCGGCACAGTTACCCGTGTTGTTCTGTGTGGCTCGACAGATCAGTCCACGTTTGCGTGGGTTTATAACTAAGTTCTGCGAAATGAAGGGGGCCTAGCCCCCTTCACCTTGCTGGAAATTTTGGAGAGAACTGTGAAAAAGTTTTGGCAAAGTTTAGCGTTCTTGCTGGCAACTTTTTCCGGGGCTTTCGCAGCGCCAAATGGCAGCATTCAAAGTGATGTGGCCATATGTGATCCGAATAATGCAAGTTATTGTGAAGCCTTCGCGGGCACGATTGTTACCTCTACACAAATCACCTGCACAACTGCGGGAACGGTGCAGGCTCTTGAAAGCCTGACAACCTCGAAGTCAAGACGTTTCATTTCCAACACCAGCGGCGCGACTGTTTATCTTGGAGCGAATGGTGTAAGTAGCACGACAGGTTTTCCGTTGCCGACCGGAACGACTTTGGACGTGACAAAATTAACTGCGGCGTTGTATTGTGCTACTGCAAGCAGCACGGCTGTGATAGGCACTTTGGAATACTAATGTAGGGTGTTTTAAGATGTCTAATCCAAATGCAACTCTTGTCCCGATTTATCAAGGTCAGCCGAGGCCGCTTGTTCAAGTCGGGCCAGTAGCGACACCAACGTCCACTACGCAGTTCGCGCCGGGGCTTGTCGCACTCACGCCGCTTGCGCCAGTTGAATATGATTACTTGTCTTTGAGTTATACTGGCTCAAATCTTACAACTGTGAGATATTATTTGAATGGTTCGGGTGGAACGCTGCAAGCGACTTTGACCCTCGCGTATGATGGATCGAACAATCTGATTTCCGTGACACGGAGCTAAAATGTCGAATTGGGTTTTTAATCCGTTTACGGGAAATTTTGACCAAGTTTCTGCGGCAGGGCCGATTGGTCCGACAGGCCCAGCGGGTGGTCCTACTGGCGCGACAGGTCCGACAGGCGCGAGTCTTACCGGCCCCACAGGGTCTACAGGCTCCACAGGAGCAACAGGCAGTATTGGGCCAACTGGAGCGACCGGCAGCGTTGGGCCTACTGGCGCACAAGGCTCACAAGGAAATACTGGAAATACTGGCGCACAGGGGGCAACTGGACCAACGGGCGCAAGCATTACAGGACCAACTGGTGCTACTGGCATCAAGGGTCCAACTGGCAACAGCATCACCTATAAAGGCACAGTTAGCACACAGACCAGCCTTCCGGGCTACCCTTACAGCTACACTGGTCAAATCGGTGATGCGTATGTTGCAATTGACACAAATGTGCTGTGGATCTGGAATGGATCGCAGTGGATTAATAACGGCGTTATTGTTACGACAACTGGACCGATTGGGCCAACTGGAGTTACAGGGTCTACAGGCTGGACGGGACCCACAGGCTGGACCGGACCAACTGGATGGACGGGACCTACCGGCATAACTGGACCAACCGGATGTACAGGCCCTACGGGCTGGACAGGGCCTACTGGAGTTACTGGACCTACGGGGACAACTGGCGCTACAGGAGCAACTGGCGCTACAGGCCCTCGCGTTACTGGCGCGACAGGACCAACTGGGTCTACGGGCGCACAGGGCAGTCTTTATCCGACGACCTCAACAACATCGCTGACGATTGCGACGGGAACGCAGTCTTTGACTGTTGGCACGGGGCTTTCCTACACCACTGCGCAGCAGGTGTTGATCGCAAACGACTCGACCCATTACATGGTCGGCACGGTCACGTCTTATAATTCTGGCACTGGCGCGATGGTTGTGAATGTCACTTCCATTACGGGCACTGGCACGTTTACAAGCTGGACAGTGAATTTGAATGGAGCGCCCGGACCTGCAGGTGCAACTGGTCCCACAGGGGCTACAGGTGCAGCATCTAATGTGACCGGCCCTACCGGCGTCACGGGACCTACAGGTGCTACGGGATCGACAGGCGCAAGTCTTACTGGCCCGACGGGGGCCACAGGTGCAACCGGTGCCGCTTCGACGGTAACTGGTCCGACAGGTCCAACAGGTGCGACAGGTCCGGTTTCTAATGTCACAGGCCCAACGGGTGCTACTGGGGCTCAATCCACAGTTACAGGTCCAACAGGCCCGACAGGTGCAACTGGTCCAACTGGAGCCCAATCAACCGTAACCGGACCGACGGGGCCGAGTGTTACAGGACCTACTGGATCAACCGGGGCGACGGGAGCTTCTGTTACTGGTCCTACTGGAGCCACTGGAGCTACAGGGGCACAATCAACAGTTACTGGCCCAACTGGTCCAACTGGTGCTACTGGTCCGTCAGTTACGGGTCCGACAGGTGCAGGTGGCCCGACAGGTCCGGGTGGAAGTGTTGCATATTGGGGCTCGTTCTTCGATACAACAAACCAAACAGCGGCTTCGACAACTGTAGCTTATGCGATTGGTCTTAATTCAACTGATCCCAATAGCAATCAAGTAAGTATTGTAAGCGGAAGTCAAGTAACTTTCGCGCAAGCTGGAGCTTACAATATCCAGTTCTCAATTCAGTTCACGAATAGTTCTAGTTCAATTTACAACACAAATGTTTGGTTCCGTAAAAATGGATCAGATATTGCTGACACTAACAGTCAATTTACCATTCCTTCTTCCCATGGCAGTGTGAATGGTGCGTTAATTGCTGCGGCAAATATTATCGTTGAGGTTACTGCTGGCCAATATATTCAAATGTATTGGCAAACAGAAAGCACATCTGTTTCTATTCAAACGATTGCGGTAGGAACGTCGCCAACAACTCCGCGTTCTCCGGGCGTTATTCTTACAGCTACACCTATAATTTCGACTAATATCGGCCCGACAGGCCCAACAGGACCAAGCGTAACTGGTCCTACGGGAGCGACAGGGGCTGCATCAACGGTTACAGGACCTACAGGCCCAACAGGCTCTACAGGAGCATCAGTCACAGGCCCTACCGGGGCAACCGGTCCAAGTGTTACAGGACCGACGGGGGCAACTGGAGCCGCTTCGACCGTCACAGGACCGACCGGACCTACAGGTGCAACAGGAGCGCAATCTACTGTCACAGGCCCCACAGGCCCTAGTGTAACTGGCCCCACAGGCCCTACAGGATCAACTGGAGCAAGTGTAACTGGAGCTACTGGTCCTACTGGTGCAAATGGAACAAGTGGAGCTACAGGACCTACCGGAGCTACTGGAGCTACTGGGCCTACGACATATCCTGCAGCTGGCATTGCGGTTTCAACTGGAACTGCATGGGGAACGTCTTTCACTAACTCGTCAAATCCTGTCAGCGTTTCTTATGGTGGCACTGGCCTCACCAGTTTAACAGCTGGGTATATACCGTATGGGACTGGGAGTTCTGCTTTTAGTTCATCGTCTAAGTTATATTTTGATGGAACTAATTTAGGTATTGGGACTAGTTCTCCAAATTCAGTGGGTGGATACACATTTCTCACCATAAGCAATGCTTCAGGCGGAGGTTATACCCAATATAATTATGCTGGATCTGCTTGTGGGTGGGTTGGGGCGGAAAGTAATGGGTTTTACATTTATGCGCGAGCTACTTCTCAACCCATAACATTATCAACACTAGCTGCTGCAAACGCTGTTACTGTTTCAAGCGGCGGGAGCTTGCTTGTCGGGACAACTGCAGTCAGAGCACTTCTTACAGTAAATGGCCCCGCATCATTTGCAGCACCAACAACCCAAACTTCAAACTACTCAATGGTTGATAGTGACAGTAGCCTTATTTTTAACGGCTCTGGTTCAATTACGCTGACATTGCAAGCAGCATCAAGCTATCCCGGTAGAATACTTCATGTAAAAACAATCGCCGCTCAGACAGTAGTTTCCGCATCATCAAATGTTGTCCCTAGAACAAGCTCAACGGCAGGAACGGCTATCCTTTCTGCAACGGCAGGCTCTTGGGCGATGCTTCAATCTGACGGAACTAACTGGGTAATTATGGCAGGAGCATAAGAAACAACAATGGCTAACACCTATTCGTGGGTAATCTCTCAGCTCGAATGTTACCCACAACACGAAAACGAAACTGATGTTGTGTTCACTGTGCATTGGCGTCGTCAAGCAACTGACGGCACACACAACGCTGATGTCTACGGCTCACAAACTATCGAGTTTAATCCAGCTGAACCATTCACGCCATACGCTCAACTAACGCAAGCTGAAGTTGAAGGTTGGCTAGAGGCTGCTATGGGTGCAGAGAAAGTAAGTGAGCTGAACACTGCTCTCGATAAACAAATTGCAGACCAAATTAACCCGCCTGTGCTGCGTATGCCTATTCCTTGGAACACTGTAGCAACGCCAGTTGATTGAATAGAAAGCATAACTTGAGGTGAATTGAAAATTTAATATGAGGAGAGGGAACTCATATGTTTATATCTGGAGCCGGACTACCAAAATTACTGCAACGATTTAATAAGCCTACGGGTATTGAAATTGGGCTAAGTGCTGGTCATACCACAAAACATTTGTTTGAAAATGTTGAAGGGCTGACACTTCACGGCATCGATCCTTATCCAGATTATGTGGATTGGAACGGGCACGAACTTACTTCAAATGCACAAGGCGGAACTTATAAGGAATTTCTGCAGAATACTGCAGATTTTCAAAAGAAAATCACACATCACAGAATGTTTTCAGATGAAGCTGCGGGCAAAATCGAAGATGCCTCTTGTGATTTTATTTTTATCGATGGGCTGCACACTTACGAACAAGTTCTAAAGGACTGCCAAAACTTTTACCCAAAAATTAAAGATGGGGGCCTTTTTGCTGGTCACGATTACAACGTGATTGAAGGGGTGAATAGAGCGGTTAATGAATTTGCGTCGTCAGTCGGTGCGACGATCCTACAAACTAACAATGACGTTTGGTATTGGTTCAAGCCAAAGGCTGTGCCGATTGTGGTCTGCACAGTGAATGGTAAGTGTGTGCCAGTGCTGAAAGCAAGTGTTGATCGCTATGTCCCGGACACAAAACTAATTGTGTTTGAGGGCGAAAAATCGACTTTCGGGCAAGCCTATAATGCTGCGCTTCAAAAAGTTTTCGAAGAATATGATGAAGTGATTGTTGCGAATGATGATATTGTTTTAACTCCGTGGTCTTATAAAAATCTCCTTGAAGATGTGGAAGTTCAGCGCACAGAGCATGGCCGAAAGGTTGGATTTGTGGCGGCACATTCGGACTCCGCAGCGCATAGACAGAACGTGCGGTATCAAAATGGTGCCCACAACACTTTAAGCCCGTATTATAATAAGTGGGATTGGGAGTTGCAGGCGAGGGAGTCAGATATTGTGGCTCCGTTGTTTGCTTGGCTGCATAAAGACGCTTTTCAAGAAGCCCAGTTTCCGCCTCTAAATTGGTATTCAGATGATGTGATTTGTCTGGATATGGGTAAAAAGGGCTTTAAGCATTTTATTTCAAAGTCCTATATTCACCATGTGGGCTCGCAGACGGTCGGGCAGGAGTTCGCCACACTAAATGGAGAGGCTGTCGGGTGGTTGAGGGCAAATCGCCCAGATTACGCTGAAAGATGGTTTGGGCCGGAACATCCGGCTGAGCCCCTGCCTAAAAAGAAACCCAAAATCTGCGTGTATGCGATTAGTAAGAATGAAGAACAATTTGTCCAAAGGTTCTGCGAAAGTGCGCGAGATGCGGATTTAGTGCTGATCGCAGATACCGGAAGCACAGATGAAACGGTTGAAACTGCATGGGATTGTGGTGCAGATGTGCATGAGATTTGTATCACCCCATGGCGCTTTGACCATGCAAGAGATGCGGCGTTGGCGCTTGTTCCGAAGGATGTGGACATTTGTGTAAGTCTGGATCTGGATGAGGTTTTAGAGCCCGGATGGCGAGAGGAAATTGAGAGAGTTTGGGAGCCAAACACCACGCGCTTGCGATATATGTATGATTGGGGCGGAGGGCATCAATTCCTTTATGAAAAGATCCATGCTCGCCATGGCTACCATTGGCACCACCCGTGCCATGAATACCCTATGCCGGATGCGAGAGTGCCGGAGGTCTGGGCGCACACGGACAAACTTCTTGTCTCCCATCATGCAGATCCGCACAAATCTCGCGGGCAGTATTTGGACCTCTTGGCGCTTTCGGTTAAGGAAGACCCCCATTGCACAAGAAATGCGTTTTACTATGCCCGTGAACTGCACTTTCATGGCCGACACGACGAAAGCATTACCGAGTGCAATCGGTATTTAGCCCTTCCGAATTCCGTTTGGCACCATGAACGCTGCTATGCTTTCCGGGTGATGGCAAAATGTTATGAAGCGAAAGGGCAAATTGTCGAGGCCGAAGGTTATTTCCATCGGGCATGTGCAGAAGCTCCGACAACCCGTGAGCCTTGGGTGGAATTGGCGAACATGTTCTATCGGCAGGGACGCTGGGCAGATTGTTATGCGGCGGCGCTTCGAGCCTTGGCGATTACATATCGGGAGCCTGTTTACACTTGTGATCCGGTTTGCTGGGGGGCGCTTCCGCATGATTTGGCAAGTATTGCAGCCTTTAACATGGGTCTAAATGCAGAAGCTGTGAAGCATGTTAAAAATGCCATTGCCCTTGCGCCAGAAGACGGGCGGTTGCAAGGGAACCTTAAAGCGATGGAAGCAGCTTGACAGGTGCAAAATGGAAACTGTTGTGATAGGGTTTTGACGTTTAGAGGATTGTTTACATGACGACACCAGATCCATTTGCCCCCGGTTATCGCCTGACGGACGGAAATCAGTTGAATGACCGAATGGCTAACCCTCAGTGGTCAGTATCTGATCCTGTTTCCGCGACTGTTGGGGGAACCTTAAATACTTCAACAAAAATAACTTTTGCGGTTACGAATGTTGCTACCGTTGCGGCAGCTGGTGCGGGATTGACACTTCCACAAGCACTTCCGGGTAAAATTTTTATTGTTGTAAACAATGGCGTGAATGACGCACGAATTTTTGCTGATGGCGGTTCAACTATAAATGGTATTGCTGGAGTTGTAGGCGCTCTTTTACCTAAAAATATAGCTGGATTATTTACAGCGGTTGCGACAAATCAATGGCAACTTTTGAACCTTTCTCCCGGAGCATTTATTAACAATGTTCCTCCGGGAGATGTGCTTGGTCAACCAATAACTGGAACTACAGGTCCAGCGCAATTTATTCCAATGAGTAATATTACTGCAACTGCTACTGGATCTACAACTGCACGATCTTTAGCAAATAGATTTGCTGATGCCTATAATGTTAAAGATTATGGTGCGAAGGGTGATGGTGTAACGGATGATTTAGCGGCAATCCAAGCATGTGTTTTTGCAACTCCCGTTGGAGGAACTATATATTTTCCTTCGGGAACATATTTAATTTCAAATTATATATATTGTAATGTAAGTCGGAATTTTATTGGAGAAGATCCTCTTACTTGTGTGATACAAGCAAAATCTGGATCAACATTTACCGGAGAAATGATCCATTATGATTTTGGCGCTGGAGGTTTTATTGAAAATTTAGGATTTGATCCCGGTCCAGCCTCTGTTTTTCCTTACTCTATTATTGGATTTGCTGATCAGCCAAGAAATACAGTAAGAAATTGCAGGCTTTTGAATAATAGATATATAGCGATTGCATTAGGATCTGGCAGTTATGGTGTAGTAGAAGATTGCTATATACAGGGCACTCCTATTCAAACATTAAATCAAGCTATTAATGTTACTGCCGGAGATAATTGCATTATTCATAATAATGAAATCAGCGGCGCTGGTATGAACTTAAATGGAGGCAAACATATTATAACTAATAATCATATTTATAGTTATAAATATGGAGGTGGTATTGTTCTGCAAAATGTTCCAGAATCGGTGGGGCATGTTATTGCTAATAATGTTATTCATTCTGATTATACTACAATGGATAGTGATTTCACTGTGCAAAGTGGCATGGAATTATATTGCAGAAATTCTATTATATCCAACAATGTTGTTTATAACTGTGCAGACACTGGTATTCAAATATGCGGTCAAAATTGTATTGTTATAAGCAATGAATGTTACGACAACAATCAGTATGTTAATGTAAATCCCGTATGGAACTCTCCTGCAATTACTATTAGGTCAATTGATGCAACTTATAATGCTGGCAGCAGTATCATTTCAAATAACTGCTGTTTTAATACTAACGCTACATTTGGAACACAAAAATACGGTATAGCCGACGCGGGTGCCGGAATATTTTCTAATGCAATATTCGTTTCTAATAACAATCTTGATGGCAATGCTCTTGGGCCAGTTAGCTTCACTTCAAATTTAATCAATTATACAGGAATGACTTTTTATGGAACTACAACTGGGCCAATTTCAGTAGCAGCAAATTCATCCATTACATTCAGTTTTTCTGTTCGCAGCGCAACAATTGGCGATCTTGTAAGCATATCTTATTCAGGAAATCAATCTGGGATTATTTTTAATGGGTATGTTAGTGCAACAGATATTGTAACAGTTGTCGCCACAAACACCACAGGCTCAACTGTAAATTTACCGAGCGGAACGTATTTAGCTCAGTGTCAGAAAAATATCATTTCTCCAAGTCCGTAAAATGGAAAGGGTATGATGATGTGGCCGTTACAATCTCAATGTGACACGTTTTACGGAAACCCAAGAGGGCGAAACGGACGAGCTTCGGCTGCATGGGAAAAGGCGAACTTAGTCAAAGTTCCTGTTCCTTTTAAGATGCAGTTTTTAGGCCGACCTGTCACGGCTGTAAGCATGAACAAAAAGTGTGCCGATAGCTTGGGTCGGGTTTTCAAGGCGATCTGGGATGCTTCCGGTCATGACCAGAAAATGATCGATATTTGGGGCGTATCGGTGTTTTCTGGTTCATATTATTACCGTGTGATGCGAGGCGGATCGGCGCTATCAATGCACTCTTACGGCGCAGCGATTGATCTGGACGCGCCACGAAATGGTTTCCACGACCAAGATCCGCACTTCGCACATGTCCCGCAAGTTGTGAAGGCTTTCAAAGATGAAGGCTGGGTTTGGGGCGGCGATTGGGCGGGAAGATCAAAGGACGGAATGCACTTTCAAGCTGCGAGGGTGTCATGACACGAGACACTTGGCAAAGTCTAATGGCAACACTGTTTTTTATCCTTGCATTGTGTGCCATATCTTCACTTTTAACGAGTTGCTCGGTCGAAAAGGCAGCGTTCGACTGCGTGACACATCCAAAAGACTGCAATTAGGAGTTCAAAATGAACGCGATTATTCAGAACTACTTCGTAAATAACTGGCGTACGACGGCGTCTGGTGTGTTGCTGGCGATCCTTGTTGGATTGCATTACGCTGGGATCAATATTCCCGGTCTTGCGATCCCTTCAGACTCCGGTTCCCAGATCGCCATGATCCTTTCAGCGCTGGGTTTGATTGCTGCTAAAGACGGTAGCACGACGGGCGTGGCGAAATGAGCATCACCACAATCATAGGACTGCTTTCGGGCATTGTCTCTGCGATTGTGAGTTTTATGAATTGGCTGCACGAACAACAACTTGTGCAGTCAGGGGTCGCACAGCAGCAATTGGATGATTTGAAAGGGCAAATCCATGATGTTCAAATTGCGATTGCTGCGAGGGAGGCTGTTCGGGCTGATGTTGCCGCTCGCCCTGACAGCCTGCCAGTCAACGACCCCTTTAGACGTGACTAATACCGCGACTTTTTGTCAGGCCGCGAGAGCTATTTACTATTCAAAACATGATACTGCGCCTACAATTGCGCAGATTAGGGAACACAATGCGGTCGGCGTGGCCTTGAAATGCGGATGGATAAAATGACACACCATGACTCTTTGCATGAATTTTTGAACATCCTCTTTTCAACACCAAGCGAAAAAGCAGGGGCGTTAGTGGCGGCAAGCATGATTTCTTCACCTCTGTGGTTACAGTCTATTCAACCGGTGTCGGATGTGGCAGCGGTTTTCGCTCCAATTCTCGGCTGCACATACCTGTCCATGCAGATCGGGTTTAAGGTTTGGGACAGGTTTATTAAAAGGGGATTGTGATGGAAAAAATGTCAGGTGCAGGTGGTGCGGCTTATTTCAAATCTCAGCATGGTGGTGAAGGTTGCCATCGTATGAGCGATCATCATGACATGAAGAAACTCACGAAGTCTTCGGGCATGAATAAGGCTGAGATGAAGACGGTCAAAAGATCAGAAGCCAAAGAAATGGCGACGAAAGACAAGCAGCTTGCAGCTGACAAAAAAGAGTCTGCAATGTATGGCATGAAGACTTCTAAAAAGTTAGGTGGTAAGTAATGGCAAAAGCTCCAAAAAAGATGTCCATGAAAGAGTGGGAGAAATCCCCAATGGACAAAAAGATGGACAAGAAACTTGCCGCAAAAGGGATTAAGGAAGGCTCGAAAAAGGAGCAAGCCATGGACCGCGCAGCAATGAAAAAGTATGAGAAAAAGAAATAGTTAGCCCCATTTTGGATTGAATATAGAATGGACCTAACACCTACGACCTCACAGGCTAAAGTTGTTGAATGGCCGGAAAAGCTCCAATGCTTGTTCTGGCCAAAGGTCAATGATCTGCCTGTGAGGTATCGGGTGCTTTACGGCGGTCGAGGTGGCTCAAAGTCATGGGGTATGGCGAGGGCGCTTGTAGTGCTGGCCGCAAAGAAGGAACTTAGGATATTGTGCGCCCGTGAGTTGCAGAACTCCATTCGTGACTCCGTGCATAAAGTCCTTTCAGACCAAATCGAGTCCTTGGGCCTTTTGCCATATTACCAGATTGAACAAGCGAGGATTTTTTGTCCATCGACAGGGAGCGAGTTTTCTTTCGAAGGAATTCGCAACAATGTCACGAAGATTAAGTCATATGAAGGTGTGGACATATGCTGGGTTGAGGAGGCGAATAAGGTCACGAAAAACTCGTGGGAAGTCCTCATACCGACGATCCGTAAGGAGGGCTCTGAGATATGGGTTTCGTTTAACCCTGAGCTTGAGTCCGATGATACTTACCAGCGTTTTGTTCTATCTCCTCCTAAAAATGCGATAGTGCAGAAGATTTCTTGGCGAGATAACCCGTGGTTTCCGGGGGTTCTCAAACAAGAAATGCTGGATTTGAAATCCAAAGACCGCGATGCGTATCTGCATGTCTGGGAGGGGGAATGCAGAAAGACTTTGGAAGGGGCGGTTTATGCCGAAGAACTTCGAGATTGTGCGGAAGAAGGCCGGATCACGCATGTTCCACATCATGCTTCTTCTGCTGTCAATTTGTATTGGGACTTGGGTAGGAGTGACCATACAGCTATCATTTTTGAACAATATGTAGGAATGCAAAGACGGGTCGTGGATTATTACCAGAATAGATTAAAAGGCCTTGACCATTATATTCATGTGCTGCGCACACGCCGGTCGGGCACAGGAGAACTTTATGAATACGGGACGTGTTGGTTGCCCCACGATGCAAGAGCTAAAACGCTCGGATCAAAAAAGTCCATCGAAGAACAAATGCGAGACGCAGGGTTTAGGGTCAGAATTGTCCCGCGTCTTTCTAAATTCGACGGCATTGTCGCTGCAAGGAGCATATTCCCCACTTGCTGGTTTGATGCCGCAAGATGTGA